ATTACCCATAGCAAATGCTGCAGACTGAGAAATCTTCTGTCCTTTCCAGTGGGCTAGAGATTTCTTATAGACTGCTTTCACAGCACTTGAAGAGATACCATCTATTGAGTGGTACTCTTCGTTAGACATGTCTTTTATTTTTTTCATAACGACTCCTAAATAAAATATGGGGTGAGCGAAAAGGAAAATAAACACCCACCCCATTAGTTTGGCTAGAACATTATTTCGTCATCTAGTTTTACGTCTGCTGGTGGTGACGAAGCTATCACCGCAGGACTTGGTGTATCGGCTGAGAAGACCACAGGTGCAGCTCCTTCAACCATCACATGATTGATTACCATTACGGAATCAAGTCGTGTTCCTGTTGTACCATAGTTAGGTACGTCATAGACACTAGCCATGACCTCTACCGTTGACCCATTCCCAATCATACCATCGGTATCAAAGTTCCAAGGTGTGCCATCAGCGTGGGTGACAAGCGGTGCGCCCCCATCCCAATCACGTCCAGTGTCGAACTTGCGGTCTATCTTGACCCGCATACCTCTGCCATCAAGATCAGGCTTAGGTTCCTTAGATGAACCAGCTGCTTGTAGTGCAACTATGTTAGCATCATCTAAGATCAAATCAATGCAACATGCACCGTTTGTTTTCTCATAGGTACCAATCGCTGTTGGTGTTTTCTTATACCCAGTCATGTCACGGTTCTGTGCAAAGACCTTTGCCCATTCAGCAATACCAGATAGTTTCAGTTTACGTGTAGCCATGTTAATCTCCTAATGTACGTCACTATATTTTTGACCGTATTGTATATCAATACCAAGGTCAACATTTAATTTCAAGTCTTCGTTAAGTTTTTTAATAGCCCAGTTTAATGCGGCACTATGCACATCTTCATCTCCTTTTTTAACTAGGTTAATTGATTCGTCGTGGAATTGACCAAGGATACTTGGCCTCTTGGTCCGGTAATAAGCAACCCACTTGTCAAAGCAGTAGGCTCCAGTAGATTGATTGATAGTAGAGAAGGTGTCCTTCTCGTACCGTAGGCTGTGCCAGAACTTACTGACAGGGTTCTGTACCCACATCTCTCCGTTGATCTTCCTGACCTTCTGTGCCTCAGCAAAAGCTTTGACTGACCAGTTTCGTTCCCAGTACGCATCAAGCAATGCCTGACACTCACGTATGGGTAAGCCTGTAGTACGTGCCAGCTTAGCTGCACCAACACCGTAGGTAGCAGAGTAGTTGACCACCTTGAAGTTCTTGCGAACTTTTTTGATGCCCTTGAACCTTGATGCATCGTTGACTGTATCCTCATCTGAACTGCCATAGAAGTTGTAGTCATCCTCGGTAAGTGTGCCTGACTTGACAGCAAGATCTAGGTGGGGATCAAACCCAGGCTTAGCCATCTCCTCCACATAGTCGGGGTCTAGGGGCTGCATGTAGTGACGCTTAGTAGTATCCTCAAGGGACACCATGTCAGCACCGCAAAGAGTGTAGCCATCAGCTACAGTCAGGCAACCCCTGATCTCATTACCCCAAGGCTTATCAATACCTGGGAGGTTGACCAGTGGTTTGTTGTGCTTGAAGCGTAGTGTGTTAGTCAGGCCATTGATCTCTGCCTTGACGTAGCCATCACGTTCACACTCCAAAAAACCTTGGAAGATGGATAACCTGTGGCCTAGGATAGTAAAGCCCTCAAGTACTTTGACCATTGGGTTAGCCTCAATGAGAAGCTCAACGGAAGCACTGAGGTCTCCGTCCTTACGCACCTGAGGTATCTTTCTTTCTACGTTTGTCTCCTTATCTTTATCGTATTTAAAAGTACAAGGTACCCAACCCAAAGAGAATAGCCAATCCTTAACTTGAGGATTGGACTTAGGGTTAGGTTCTTTCCATCCCTTGACGACAGTAACTTCACCGTCATAGTGAGGTGGAAGGTTGTGTTCCTTAAGAAGAGAGAACCACCTGTCCCCATGAGAGGAAGGGCTACCATCTTTCTTGAAGCATACCTTAGGCTTGGTCTTCTTAGACGTTACCTTCTGCATTGGCATCACTGTCTTAAGTTCTTCTGTCTTATCTTCTAGTTGCCTAGTCACCTCGTCGAAAGACTTAGTAGCAAGGGCTATGTCAAGCTTCCATCCAGAAGCTTCCGCAGCAAATGCACAGTCCATCTTGAACTCTAGGTAGCGGAAGAACTTATCTAGTAGAGCCTTGTCATTGTCATAGATGTACAAGAACCTCTTGAGTAAGTTTCTCCACAGCAACCAGTTGATCTTAACATCCTCAACGCAACGGTGTTGATACTCTTCTTTGGTGAGTCCGGCCCAGTCAGTAATTTCTGGCTTGGGTATGTCGAAGTCTACACCAAAGGTTTCAAGTCCATGCTTAGCTCTACTGTAGTTTAGAACCCAAGACATTGGAAGAGTATCAAATAGTCTAGCCTTAACCTTGATACCTAAAATCTTTTCGATCAATGGTACATCATAACGTATGATGTTGTGTCCGATCAAACCTTTCTGCTTAAGTATAAAGTCACGCATCTCCTGATAGTCGAAGATAGTCTGATAGTTTTTACCATCAGATGTATAAGACAGACAATGTATTAGGGTAGCATCTTCTAAAAGGTTGTCAGCTTCTACATCAAGTAAGATCATGCCGCCATTGAACTCCCGTTGTAAGGTGCATCTTCTGTCAGGATTGTGGTATCTGGATCATAGTAGAGTGACCCTGCGTTACCTAACTTAGCAAATGGCCTGTTCTTGTCAATGACAAATGTTGTAGTGTTCTGAAGTATCTCATCCTCTGACTCAACATCACGCTGTAACTTGATACAGATGATAGCTTCCTCTTCAAGTGATGCAGCATACTTAGTACGTCCATCATCATTAACCTGTGAGATAAATACCACACCGATGTTTAACTCCTTTGCTAGCTGTGCCATACGTGAGCCTAGTGTAGTGAGTATGCTAGTAGCACCGTCAACACCAGTACTGGACAGGTAGGCCAGACGTTGTACGTGGTCAATGAAGATGAAGCCCGCACCATAGACAGAAGCTGATAGCCTCACGTAGTCTAGTAGCTTGAGTGGATCATCGTGACCACGCATCTCAAAGATGATAGTACGTTCACCCTGTGTAGATGCCTGAGCAGCTTTGATCACATCAGCCTCACTGATACCAGCCTCTCTTGCATCGTCCTTGGTACGGACGTTGACACCCAGGTGGTATGTAGCCATAGCACGGTAGGTTGTAGACTTCATCTCCTCCATGTGGAGCAGAGCTATGCGTGTCTCCTCATCACGCAGTAGACCAGTCTCAAAGTATCGAACAACTTCGGTCTTACCCATACCACGAGGAGCTTTGATAAAGGTAAGACCTCCCTTAACCATGCCCCTGATCTTTTCATCAAGGCCAGCGTGACCAGTGGGCACATACTCGTAAGGGTTTTCTGTAAGGATTGCTGCTTCCACATCTGCATCAGAGCAGAAGAAGTTCTCAGGTGAATATCTTTGTGGCTTCCTTGCAGCCCACATCAGAGCATCGCCATCACCTGATTCAAGGAACTCATTAGCATCCTTGTGCTTAGACATCGGCACATAATAAAACTTATCTGGAAAGGCTTGGTACAACTTGTCAGCTGCCCTGCGGCCAGCATCGTCAAGCTCACCTGCATACACAAGTTCTTTGAATGACGACAGATAAGCATGGTTGTGCTTGATGAATTTCTCTCCGATAGATGCGCTGGGCAGTGACTTCACGGGAAATGTCTTGCCTAGTATCTGATACAGGCTGGCTGCATCAAACTCACCTTCGGTAATATAAATACGATTGCTTGAACCTGCATTGAACTCAGGGCCAAACAGCATGTTCATACCTAGGCCACGGTCCTTGACCCATGACTTGGACTTGTCATTGAACATGCGATACTTAACTGTATGCGGGTACTTGTAAGCGTAGCGTACTGGCTTACCGTCCTCGCCCAGTTGTAATTGAATGCCGTACATCTCACAGACATCAGGCTCTATGCTCCTAATACCTTTGTATGTAGAACTCTTAACTTCTATTGTCATCGGGTCTCTCCTCTCCCTTAACGGATAGTCTGTCGCTGCCCATGAGAAGGTGGCTGGCATGCCTTTCTCTGGGTACGATCTGCTACAAGAATGACAGTGACCGAAGCCATCATCATTCCAATTAAATGCATCACTTGATCCGCAGTCTTGATACGGACAAGCTAAGTGTGGGTTATCATTTGTCGCCATAATAAAAATCCATAAGCATTGCCCAGATGTACATGACGGAAACTAACGGCCATGTCAAGGCTAGTTTAATTGGAGCATTCTCATGCTCATCATCAATAGGATCTACTAAACCTAAGACTAGCATGATACCTAATAGATACATAAATACCCCTACCCAAAGAGCCATCATCGTCTGCCTCTTAACTTTGCTCTAAACAAACCCTCTGTACTGTTCATGGATGCTAACAAGTCTAGTAACTGTTGCTCACTTAACATAAGCATCTCAGAGCTACCTAACTCATCATCGTACTGAGTTAGGAAGGCTGCACCGCTATCGGTAAGGGTAAGCTCAACGTCATTGAACTCATCCCGTTCATCCATAGTGACAATCGTTGTCATGTCGTGACAGAATTCAACTGTGTACATAACTAAAGCTTTTCCTCTCCATTCAACTGATTGATACGCATCTGGCAATACCTCTGTACTTTCTCAAGGTCAAGGATCTCTGACTCAACTTCACCCTTGCCTTCGTATAGTTTATAACCAGCACGGCTAGCATACTTAATGATGTTGCCACGCCAAAACTCAAACCCATTACGCATGATGTAAGTTATAGGTTCTATCTTCCACCTAGCATAGTGCTCAGGTTCATTCACAACATCATCGTTATCAACAGAAGGCTTTGCGTCTTCTGCGAAAGACCGTTCCAGATCTACTAACTTTTTCCACTCATCTCTAATCATTACTCTTCCTCCAAACAAAAACTACACCAGGTATCTTTACTGATACTGCCACAGTTAACACATTTAATCCATCCATTTTTATCTGCACGAGTTTTAGCTGCCTGACGTTCATCCAATGTCATAGGTCTGATGTCACTGAAGTCTGCCTCTAAGGGCCACTTATCATCCGTCAATTTTCAAACCGTTTTCAATTAACTGTACAAAGCCTACGCTAAAGATAGCTGAGAATGTTTCTGGATCACATTCTACCTGTACTGTAGCACTACCATCATCGTGTTCCTCTACTGATGTTACTTGTATTGGCTTGTTAACATACTCACTCATCTCTGTCTCTCCCTGATGCAATCACCTGTTCATATCTAAAGAACAACTGTTCAAACTTCCACTGATATACCTGTTGCATACCCATCAAAGCATTCATAATCTCATCTGGTGTAGGGTCACGATCACCATCTCCTATCTGTTTGAATGTTGTCTCAAGGTCATTGCATACTGACCAACAGTCCATGATGTGAGGCTCTAGTTCGTATAGTTTAGTCATTCTTTATCTCCTACTACTGGGGTGTTAGTACGGGCCATTAATCCCCCTTAACTAATACAGTGATGTCACTAGTACCTCTTCTAGCTTAGTCCTGCATCACCCATCTGTCAATGCATCCCATGATAAAGGGAATAGCTGCATCATCTTACGATCAATCTGATTGGCTACTTCTCGTGTCTCTGCTTGTGTGTCAGGCTTACACCGTAGGTTACACATATCAGAGAAGGCATCGAGGCTACCTGACCAGTACCATTCTGTCATGGTAGACTGAGGCAGTACCATACGTGCTTGCTCAGGTGCTACGCCATCTGCCAGAAGAGTTTTATATGTAGTAAGCTGTCTATTCCACTGTAGCTCTTGATCTAGTAGAATTGTCATGTGACCTTCACTGCCTTGCTTCTTGTCAAGGCTACGTCCCCTCCAGAACTCAGGCTCATAGAACTCAGGTTCATCATCCACATACCTACGACTGATCTCATTCCAACGTAGGAACTTATGCTTGACCAACTGCCTTGCGACAAAGATAGGTGCCTTGATGTGGAAGGATGCAAAGGCATGTCCGAATGGTGACATATGTTTATGCTTAGCAAGGTACTTGATTAGTTTTTGATCTGTGTCATGTAGTACAATAGATGTCTCTCCATTCGCAGTCACAGTACCAAGGGCCTCACGTTTCTTACCGAAGGATACACGTGCTGCATT